ATGAAATTTGAAAATACAGAGGTTTACGGCTTTAAACGTGCGCTTAAAGGTATGAGAAACCCTCTTGAATCATGGCGTAAAAATGATACGGTTGAGGAGAACGGAAAAGTCGTAATTGGTGAAAACGATTTGGATTTGGCGCAAAGACTTATAAAATCGGGCAGTGAACACAGAAAATTTATGCGTCAGATTTTTGTGTCGGTTGATATAACAGGTCCGCTTTATTGGTGGAAAGAATTTGATACGTATAAGGTCGGTACAACCGCGAACAGTACATCGACAATGCACAAACTTGCGTCAACACCTATTACTGCCGAGTGTTTTGAAATTGACGATTACAATTCAGATCTTGATTATGACGGCACAAAACTTGGTGATGTGATAGACAAGCATATAGAATTTTTGGAGAGTATGCGTGTAAAGTATCTTGAAACAAAGGATAAGGCATATTGGAAAGAGCTTATCAGATGGTTGCCGTCAGCATGGCAGCAGACAAGAACCGTTACAATGACATACGAAAATCTTTTGGCGATGTGTTCAAAAGGTCAGAGAAGATTTCACAAATTGACAGAATGGTCAAAGTCATTCATCGATTGGGCGAGAACACTTCCGTATGCACAGGAATTGATATTTCCTGATGAGGTGACAGAAGATGAAAAAATTAACGATTCTTATTGATATGGATGATACTATTGAAAATCTTTGTGAAACGTGGGTTGAGTATCTCAATGAAGTACATAATACGAATGTTTCTATAGAAGATATAAAAGAATGGGATATGACTAAAGCATTTCCAACTCTAACCAAATCGGAGATATTCGAACCGTTGAACACAGTAGAATTGTGGCATAGAGTAAAACCTCTTCCACATGCCGTAGAGGTTATTAAAAAATTGGTTAGTGACGGGCATAAGGTTGTTATTGTAACTGCCTCTCATCCAGAAACAATACAATTGAAGCTTGATAATGTTTTGTTCAAATATTTTCCGTTTTTAACATATAAAGACGTAATAGTTGCATCTCAAAAACAATTAATACAGGGCGATATTTTGATAGATGATGCTCCGCATAATTTAGAAGGTAGAAAATTTGGTAAATTTCTATTTGAAGCGCCGCATAACAAATCGTATGACGCAAAGAAAGCAAATATGATAAGAGTTAATGATTGGAGGAAAATATATCAATATATACACTTTCTGTCACTGGTGATTGATAGATTGGAGGATGTGTAAATGTATGTTGTATTCTATGGTTGTGGAGGTTATAAAATCTTCCACACCAAAGAGGAGGCTTTAATTTTTTGCGAAAATTTAGGGATAACATGGATAGATAAGGTGGGTTAAATGAATAAAATAACACGAATGAAAGAATTAATTGCTGAATTAAATAATGCGGCAAATGCTTATTATAATACGGAAAAGCCGATAATGAGCGATGCGGAATTTGATTCAAAACTTGAAGATTTACGCTCATTGGAAGAAGAAACAAATATAACAATGGCAAATAGCCCAACACAAAAAGTTGGAACGGAAGTATTGGATAGTATCGCTAAAGTAGTACATAAGACACCAATGCTATCACTTAATAAATGCCACTCAGTCGAAGAAATTGAGAAGTTTGCAAATTATCGTCCTCTTGTTGCTTCTATAAAATTAGACGGTTTGTCGTGTAGATTGATTTATGAGAATGGTGACTTGGTAAGAGCTGAGTCAAGGGGCAATGGTATAGAAGGTAATGATATTACTCAGGCAGTAAAACAATTTCAAAATGTTCCGTTACATATTAATAAGGAAGGAACTTATGTTATTGATGGTGAGGCATTGATAACACTTGATGATTTCGCCAAGATAAATAAAGACGGACAATTTAAAAATAGTCGTAATCTTGCTGCCGGTACATTATCAAGTCTTGATACGTCAGTTGTAAAAGATAGACGATTGAGTTGGTTTGCGTGGGAAGTTATCGAAAATGATAGTGCCGATGAAACGAACCTTTCATTCCATAATCAACTCGCAGAAGCAAGTGAATTAGGGTTTGATGTAGTTCCGTTTTTTGATGTTGTTTCGTTTGACAATGTACATATGGACTATCAGGTAGTAATAGATAAAATGTTGGACATTGCTGAACAAGAATGTCTTCCGCAAGACGGAGTTGTTTTTAAATTTGATGATGTGCAATATGGTAAATCTCTTGGCAACACAAGCCACCATTTCAGAAATGGTATCGCCTTTAAGGTTAAGAATGATTCAGTAGAAACCACATTGAAGAATATTGAATATACAATCGGCAAAACAGGAGTATTAACTCCAACAGCGGTATTTGAGCCAGTAGAAATTGAGGGTACTACAGTTGAAAGAGCAACTCTACATAATATATCAATAATGAAAGAATTATTGGAGAATCCTTGGATTGGACAGAAAATCGGAGTATTTAAAGCAAATCTCATCGTTCCTGCTATTCGTTGGGGCGAAATAGATAACCACACTACAGAAAGACAATACATATCAATTCCAACACATTGTCCTATATGTCATCAACCGGCAACAATCAAGAAGGACAACGACTCAGAAGTTTTGATTTGTACAAATGAATATTGTGAGGGAAAGTTATTAAAAAGACTATCTCATGCAGTTTCAAAAAATGCTCTTAATATTGAAAACTTATCAGAAGCATCTCTAAAAAGATTTATTCAACTTGGATATATAAAGTCCATCAAAGATATTTATCATCTTGAAGACTTTAAAGAACAAATTCAATCTCTTGAAGGCTTCGGTCAAAAATCTGTCGAAAAGCTATTATCAGCGATTCAGAAAAGTAGAAATACGACATTGGCTCAGTTCTTGTATTCATTAAGCATTCCGTTGTTGGGGGAAAACGCAAGCAAAGATATTTCAAAAGTATGTGAAAATGATTTTAATATATTTGTGAATGTATTGTCAAACAAGGAGAGAAAAGCATTTACGCATATTGATGGTATTGGAATTGAGTTAGCTATGTCTATGACTGACTATTGGAACAAATACAATTTAGATATTTTAGATTTAGCAAATGAGTTCATTTTTGAAAAAGAAAAAGAGAATAGTACAGTAGATACACTTCAAGGTAAAAGTTTTTGTATTACCGGAAAGTTAATCAGCTACTCTAATCGTGCCGAATTAGTTAAAGAGATTGAAAGCCATGGTGGCAAAGTTGTAAGTTCTGTTACAAAAAAGACAGATTACTTAATCAACAATGACACCGAAAGTGTATCATCAAAAAATAAAATGGCTAAGAGCTTGGGTATTCCAATTATTAGCGAAGTTAAATTTAAACAAATGATAGAAGGAGAAAAATAATATGATTCATATTCAGAAAAGTAATGAGGGAATAGATATTCCAAAGAAAGATTTTGCCAGTATTAATATCTCTACTAATCTTTACTTTAACGGTAAAGAAATAAAGAGATACGTCAACAAAGTTCATATGAAGATTAAGCCGTCCGATAATGCATTGTGCGAAGATGAACGCATTGACAGAGAAGATTGTATATATAAACTTGAAGAACTTAAAGATATTATATCAATTACTATTGACGGTGAAACTTATAAAGTACCATGGAAAGACAGTAAAAAGGAATACAACGTAAATGTATGGGAGGATACAAAGAAAAATGGTGATGAGGTTGAAATAACAATCTTTAAACCAATGGAGAAAAATAGAAAATGATTTATTCAAACAATGATCCAATGGCAATTTCAGCTATGGAGATTACAAGGACAGGTAACTATGGGGAATATGATTATGATGATTCTCCGATAATTTGTCCGATTTGTAACGAAGAGGCAGAAGTATTATATAAGAATATATTCAATAATGAGATTGTTGGATGTAATGAATGTATAAAAGAAACTTATGAAAACGAATGAGAAAGGAATTTGAACAATGAGAAATTTAAGAAAAGTAATATGTGGAGTAATGGCAGTTGTATCAATGGCAACAGGAATGATGAGCGTAAGTGCAGACGAAACAAAGTGGGAAACACATTATGTTTCTGCTCAAAACGGTTTGAACTGTCGAATCAAACCAAGCACAGAAGATAGTGAAATAATCAAGGTATTCCCAAGGGGAACAGAACTTCAAGTCATAGGTGTTGATGAAACGGGTAAGTGGTATGAAGTTTGGGACGGCGAAACTCAAGGATATTGCTATGGTACATATTTTGTTGATAATAAAGAAGATTTGGACAAACAAGAAGTTGCAAGTGATTCAAATGGTAAAACAAAAGGCAAATATCTTGGTAGATTTAAAATTACACATTATTGTCCATGTTATACATGTAATGGCTCAAATAGTGGTCGCACAGCGTGGGCAGGTCAAATTATTCCTGGTCAAACTATTGCGGTTGACCCATCTGTAATCGGAAAACTACAATGGGTGTACATAGATGGTTATGGTTATAGACGAGCCGAAGATTGTGGAGCTTTTGGAGGCAATCATATTGACGTAGCAGTACCAACTCATTCAATGGCATTAGACATGGGTGTTGTGTACAAAGATGTTTATCTTGCAGAATAAGAAAGGAGAATTTTAATAATTGGCAACTAAGGCACGATTAAGAGAACTTGCACACGCCGATTTGGAACGTGAATGTAGGGCATATAAAAGTAGAAGTGGGGAAGTTGTCATTCGACAGGCTTCTCCTGAAGAATTGAAAAAATACAGAGCAATAGCAAATATAACACGGAAAAGAAAGGGATTAAAATTACTATGATAGAAACGATTGTTTTAATAGATACAATGGAAAAAATTAAGAAGTTCAATGTAGCATGCCAACATCATATAGGTGATGTTACGGTTTGTAGTGGTAGAAATATTGCGGACGGCAAAGAATTATATAAGTATAGAATTGATGGTAAGTCAATACTTGGTTTGTATAGTCTTGATTTGTCTACTCCGGTTAAAGTTGAGATAGAAGGTGATATAGATGAAGAACTAAAATCAGTTATTAACGAAATGATAGCTTAATTTAAGGAGAAATGCGTATGACAAAAAACTTGTATTGTGTAGTTGGCGAAAGTGGAAGTGGCAAAGATACAATTGTAAATTATATGTGTAATCGGTATGGTTATACAAAAGTTATATCTAATACCACTCGTCCAATAAGAACAAATGATGAAAATGATAAGTTGAATCATATATTCTCGAATGTTGAACAATATCAGAAAGATAAAGAGAATAATGAAGTAGTAGCAGAAACTTTTTTTAATGATGATTATTATTGGGCGACAAAAACACAAGTCGATAATTCTGATTTTTATATTATAGATATAAAAGGGTTAAAACATCTACAAGATACATATAGGGACAAAATGATCTTCACTATATATGTGGAAACAAATGAAGCCACACGTAAACTTCGTATGGAAGAACGTGGGGATAGCGAAGAAAAGATTGAAGAAAGAATTAAAAACGACAAAGAAGCTTTTGCCGATGTTGATTACCAACATTGGGATTGTATCATAAGGAATTCAAGACATTCTGATTTGAGTGTGATTGCAATGAAGTTAAATGATGTGATTAAAAGCTTTGAGTCAAAGGAGGAATGATGTTGCAAGTTATTAAACGTGACGGAAGAACAGTAGAATTTGATAAATCAAAGATAAGAAATGCTGTCTTGAAAGCATTTGAAGAAGTAGATAGTGAAATTTCTCAGGAAGCAAAAAACAAGGCTTCTGAAATTGCTTCTTATATTTTTAAGGAAGATAAGACAATATGTGTTGAGGATATTCAAGATATTGTTGAAGAAAAGTTAATGGCAAGCAAACGCAAAGATGTTGCAAGAGCTTTTATTATTTATAGAAATAATCGTACAAAGATACGTGAGAAAAATATGAAGTTAATGAAAGACATATCTGAAAAGCTTACGGCAACAAATGTCCAAAACCAAAATGCCAATGTGGATGAAAAATCTTTTGGTGGTAGAGTGGGCGAAGCAAGTGATGTTGTATTAAGACAATATGCACTGGATAATTGTATGTCTGAAATGGCAAAAAATAATCATATGAATAATGAAATTTATATTCATGATTTGAATTCATATGCTATTGGTTCTCATAATTGTTTGACTATCCCATTTGATAAATTGCTTGCTAATGGGTTTAACACAAGACAAACAGATGTTAGACCCGCACAATCAGTAAGCACTGCATTTCAACTTGTGGCAGTTATTTTTCAATTACAATCATTGCAACAATTCGGAGGTGTATCAGCTTCTCATATTGATTGGACGATGATTCCGTATGTAAGAAAGAGTTTTAGAAAGCATTTAAAAGATGGATGTCGATACATATCTTGGGGAGATTCCATACTTGAAAAGCTTTTAGAATCGGACGCAGAAATAGGATTTGAAACCCATGCAATTAAATATAATTATCCACAAATTTATCAATATGCATTTGATATGACCGAAAAAGAAGTATATCAAGCTGTTGAAGGTCTATATCACAACCTTAATAATTAGGGCGACTTAGTAGCAATATTAAGAACATAGCTATCTAAACGGGGAAACTCTTAAAGACCTTAAGACAATCCCGTGCTAAATTTGTATCGTTAATAAATGAAGAAGGAGGTAATCAGTATATACACAGTTTATCAACATAAAAATAAAATTAATGGTAAACGATATTTTGGCATAACATCACGTAAACCAGAAGAAAGATGGGGATGTAATGGACGTAATTATAAATCAAGCCCTCATTTTTATTCAGCAATACAAAAATACGGTTGGGATAATTTTGAGCATTTAATCTTATATGAAGAATTAACGAAAGAAGAAGCTTGTAGTAAAGAAAAAGAGTTGATAAAACAATATGATGCTACAAATAGAAACTTAGGATACAATTCAACCACTGGGGGAGAAACATTTACAATGTCAGAAGAATCAAAATTAAAAATGTCAAAATCTATGATGGGTAATAAAAACGGATTAGGAAAGCCATGCTCTTTTGAGAAGGCAAAGAAAATTAGTGATGCACAAAAAGGAAGAAAATTAACAGAAGAGCATAAGCAAAAATTATCAAACAGTGCAAAACAAAGGCATGTTCCTTGTTCCGATTCGAAAAGAGAAGTATTAAGAAAAAGCCATCCCAATATGAAGAAAGTATATTGTTCTGAAACAAATACAATATATGCATCAGTGCAAGAGTGTGCTAGACAACTTGGATTATGGGCAACATTAGTATCTAAGGTTTGTACAGGAAAACTTAAAAGTACTGGTGGATATCATTTAAGCTATTATAACGATACAATAAATGCCTAACGACTATCCATATAAAACATGGAGTAGAATCAAGCGATTCGAAATGGTAGCCTCCTCTTAAAGAGGATGAAGATATAGTCTAATCTCTATGGTGACATAGAGCAGTTCATAAGAGAACGGCATAAGACTAGCGACCTTATGTGAATATAATGTAATACATTACAAAGCAGAAGTGGAAATCAATTACCTTTTACTTCAATCAACTATGGTACTTGTACAGAGCCAGAGGGACGAATGGTAATAAAAGCCCTTCTCGATGTTTCTATAAAAGGTATTGGTAAACTACATAAAACTTCGATTTTTCCTTGTGGAATATTCCAATGTATGAATGGAGTAAATCGAAAACCAGGAGACCCTAACTATGATTTATTTAAATTAGCGTTACGTTCAACGGCTCAACGATTATATCCAAATTACGCTAATGTAGATTGGTCTGGTAACGAAGGGTATGATAAAAATGATCCAAAGACATATTTTTCAACCATGGGTAAGCGTAAACTACAGCCCAATTTAAACCGATTGAACCTCGTTGCTTAGAGGGTGTGGCTAAATAAAGCTGCTAACGGATAGGTCTTAGAGAGAAGAAATTCAATGACCTAAGATGAGTCCGTGCTAAGTAATTAAGAATTCTTAATTAAAAGTGTATCGACTAACTGTGATGAGTGTAGCAGTGTAGGACTAGAGATAAGCACTAGTTCCAAGCGGTCGGCTCGTTGACGAGAGTGGTTGACTCTGAGAGATAATATAGTCAGTGCCATTGGTGACAATGGAATAACATGTGTAGAACGGCAAATGGATGGGATGTTAATGGATTCGGTCAATTAAAAGATGGTAGGGGCAATATTTGTCCTGTTACAATTATTATGCCAACATTGGCGATGGAAGCAATAGATGAGGTATGGAATAAAATTCCGACTGAAAGCAAAGAACATATTCAAGTTTCAAAATATGATTGGTGTAAACATGATATTGTTATTGAAACCTTTATGTCTATTTTAGACAGAAAAATTCATGAAGCAAAAGATATGTTAATCGAAAGATTTAAATGGATTTGTTCTCAATCTCCAGATTCAGCAAAATTTATGTATGAAAATGGAGTTATGGAAGGTTATATTCCTGAAGAAGGTATTGTATCAGCATTGAAACACGGTACATTAGGTATAGGACAAATAGGATTGGCAGAAACACTTCAAATTCTTATTGAGCAAGACCATACAACAGATATAGGTATGGAATTAGCCAAGAGAATAGAAAAACTATTTTACAATCGTTGCAAAGAATTTAAAGAAGAATATAAATTGAATTTTGGAGTGTATTTTACGCCGGCAGAGAATTTATGTTATACCTCAATGCAAAAGTTCAAAGATAAATACGGTGTCATAAAGAATGTTTCAGATAAAGAATTCTTTACAAATAGCGTTCATGTTCCTGTATGGACAAATGTAACACCTATTCAAAAAATCGACATAGAATCTCAACTGACAGGGTATAGCAGTGCCGGTTGTATAGATTATGTTGAACTGAGCGGTAGTGTAAAGAATAACATTGATGCTCTTGAAACTATAGTAAATTATGCAATGAACAAAGATATTCCGTATTTTGCAATTAATGTTCCAAATGATATGTGTACGAATTGTGGATATACAGATGATATAGCCGATAAATGCCCTATGTGCGGATGTGACAAAATTAGAAGATTGCGTAGAGTAACTGGATATCTGACTGGCGATTATAAAAGTGCATTTAATAAGGGTAAGCAACAAGAAGTTGAAATGAGAATTTCACATCAAACTTTTGAAAACACGAAGGAGAATATATAAGTAGGGAAGTTTTCTCTACTTATATTATAAGGAGGCAATATGAATTATCTACAAATTACACATGAAGATGTATGTAATGGTAATGGATTGAGAGTCAGTTTGTGGGTATCAGGTTGTTCTCACCGTTGTTTGAATTGTCATAATCCTGAAACATGGGATAAAGCAAGTGGAATCCGTTTTAATGAATATGCCCAAAAAGAAATTTTTGATGATTTATCTCAAGATTATATCGACGGGATAACCATTACCGGCGGAGATCCTTTATTCGAGTTTAATCTAAACGAAGTATTACAATTGATTAAAGAAATCCGAAACTTATTCCCCAATAAAACAATTTGGTTATATACGGGATATTCTTGGGAAAGTATTATGAATTATAAATCTTGTTCATCAGATGACTTTGATTATATAGAAGAAAGTTATGTTGATGGATTATATGAAATGCGAAAAAAGATTATTTCGTTATGTGACATTGTTGTAGACGGAGAATATATAGATGAGAAAAGAGATTTGACTCTTAAATGGCGAGGAAGTTCAAATCAAAGAGTAATTGATGTCAAACAAAGTCTCGCCCAAAACAAGATTGTTCTATATTGTGACTAAAATGACAGACATAAAAACATACAACAGAATCAAAGACTTCATAGAAAGTCAATTTAAAGTGTATCTTACTCCGTATCAAGAAATGCTTCTACATTATTATCTTGATACGGAAGTTCAAGATAAATTATCTTCACTTTATGAAGATAGAAAATAAGACCCCATATTAAAATGAGGTCTTATCAATCAATTATGGAGCTCTAACTCAGCGTTAACTGAAGCTCCACTGATTTTCACAGTTGCATTATGATAATGCAAAATGGTGCTGAGAACCATCCCTGTAAATCTGATAATGCCTTTGAGTACAACGACTGTTAGGGCAAAAACAAATATCATTATTGCTATTAAAGCAATAAGCTGTTCAGGGCTGTTACACTGCACTGCAATGTTCAAAACATCTGACATTCAGTATCCTCTCTTTCTGTATACACTTACAAAACGGATTATGCTGAAACGAAGATGTGGTTTCGTAGCGTATACAAATATATTATATCAAAATTTGGATATTGATGTCAATGTTGGAACATTCAAAGAACAACGTAAAGGATATATACCTGCTATATCCGAACGGGAGAAAGGAATTTAATGGTAGTAACGAAAGGAAAAAGAACCGTAAGTTTAGTTTTAGGAAGTTTATTTTTTGCGACAAGTATGATTAATTCATATGCAATGCCAAATATAAGCGAAAATGTGACGAATGACATAAGTGATGTGTGGTCAGTTCACTATACAACACAAGTCATTGAGAAAGCATTAGAGCCAACTCCGTCACCAACACCTGAACCAACCCCAAGTCCTACACCGACGCCAACACCCTTAAATCAAAAAGCAGTAGAAACTGCAAAACAATATTTAGGCGTTCCATATGTATGGGGAGGAACAACACCAAGTGGGTTTGATTGTAGTGGGCTTGTTCAATATGTTTATGGACAAATAGGTGTAAATATTAGCCGAACAACCTACACTCAAGTCAATGAAGGAAGATATGTGTCACGAGATGAATTGCTTGCTGGCGATTTAGTATTTTTCGGTGATAGCTCATCTCCACATCATGTAGGAATGTACATAGGAGACGGAATGATGATTCACGCTCCTCAAACAGGTGACGTAGTAAAAATTGCAAGCTTGTCAGCAAGAAGTGATTATGCTACGGCACGAAGAATAGTTGAATAAGACAGAAAGGAAGAATGATAAAAAATATGATAGCAACTTTTAATTCAATTCTTCTCATTATAGCTATTGCGTTGATACTGATTCATTATTTTTTAGATAAACCAGAAAACAATCGGGATATAGCTATTTTGAAGAAAGTAACCAAAGACCAATTTATAAACGATATGAAAGCCACTTTTGGTACAAAGTATGACTATCAACAGCTTTCAGACTATTATGACCTTTTAAACCCTCCTACAAGGGCTACAAAGGGCTCTGCTGGCTATGATTTTGAAAGTCCAATTTCATTTGAATTAAAGTCGGGTGAAACAATAAAAATACCGACAGGTATCAGAGCAGTAATAGATGAAAATTGGGTGTTGAAGATATATTCGAGAAGTAGTTTGGGATTTAAGTATCGCCTATGGTTGGACAACCTTACAGGAATAATCGACAGCGATTATTCAAACAGTGATAATGAAGGTCATATATTTATCAAAGTGACAAACAATTCGCTTGAAGATAAAATTGTAAGAATCAATCGTGGTGACAAATTTGCACAGGGCATTTTCGTGCAGTATGGAACTGTGATTGATGATGATGTCGTTGAAGAGAGAAACGGTGGCTTTGGAAGTACAAATAAGTAAATTATTTTATACAGTGAGTAGGGTGTAATTAGCATCCTACTTATTGTGCTACATAAGGAAAGGAATTAAATGGATAATAAGGGGAAAGAAACTATTGAATTATTGACAAGGGCAGAAGCAGCTCAGTATTTGAATATATGTTTATCGACTTTAGATAAATTGATTAATGACAGAAAGTTCTACGGCAAAGTTAATATTGGACGTAGAGTGTTTATAGATAAAGGGCAATTAAATAAATATATACAAGAAAATATGTATTAATTGGTCAAATCACTTGAAGATGTTATTATTGTGTGATATAATTGTAATCAAATAGTAATACAAAAAGTGATTTGTTTTGCCAGCGTGAAAAAGAGAAAAGGAGGAAAATAAAATGGCAAAACGATTTAATGGCGAAGGTAGTATAAGACAGCGTTCCAATGGCAGTTGGGAAGCAAGATATACTAATCCTATTACTAATAAGCAACAAAGTGCCTATGGTAAAACGAAGCAAGAAGTGCAGAAAAAACTGAAAGAAAAATTGCGTGAGCTTGATGAATTAAAAAAAGAAAAAGAATGCAGTCAAAAAGGAGAATTAAGTGGTAAAAATTTAACCTTGAATGAATGGTTTGATATATATATGATAAAATATAAAAAAAATAGAGTAAAACCTCAAACCTATTCCACATATTATAGCATATATAATAATTGGATAAAATGTATGTTGGGCGATACCAAATTACAAGAGATCACTTATTCTCAAGTGGTAACTATTTTAAATTCAGCTAATCTGGAACGAAAAGCAAAAGAAACAATAAAAATTATTTCGACTGTTTTTAATGATTGTATGAAAGAGGCATTAAAAGAAGGGCTAATAAAAACCAATCCTGTTGTTGATACGTATGATAAAAAAATGGGAGAAAATAAAAAAACGAAAAGAGCTTTAACTCAAGATGAACTTAATTGGTTTTTTCGAGGACTAGACGAACGGTATCCTAAAAATAAATTCATGTTCCAGTTAATGTTGGTAACTGGAATTAGAGTTAATGAACTAACAGCATTGCGTTGGGAAAATGTGTCATCGGATTTCAGTTTTGTATCTATTGAAAAAACAACTACACAATATCACAATGTTGATAAAGACGAATATGTCTGTGAACACTGTATCCCCAAAGGTAATATTAAACGCATAGTTCCAATAATAGACGATTTAAAACCTTTATTTAAACAACACAAAACATTTGTAGACGAAAAATTTAAAATATGGAATATGTCTTTAAATGAAGATGATTTTATTTTTCAAAAAGCACCCAAAGAACAATTCAAATACAACTCTATTTTAAAAATGATTGAACATGTATTAAAGTATATATATGAAGAATATAACATAAAAATAGAAAGATTTACTCCTCATTACCTTAGACATACTTTTGGTACGTCAGCGTTACATTCAGGAATGTCTATTGTTGATGTTCAAAAAATTGGCGGTTGGAAAGATAGTAAAACATTATTAGAAGTATATGCTCATACGGATAAAGAAACAATGGTTAAAGAAATCAATAAACTTGAAATTGTTATTTGA